AACGATTGCATGATGGTTTTATTTTATAACTCCAGGCTCGCGAGGACATGGAAGCGCAATATTCAGGTAGTTGATTATCAATCTTTGATTGACCGCGCTGAACATTATCCACTTCGAGTAGCTCCAGAAGGTGTGCTTTTAATAACTGCCGGTGTTGACACACAAGACAATCGTCTAGCTGTACAGATTGTTGGTTGGGGTCGTAACCTAACGGGGTGGGTGTTGGATTACATAGAGCTACCAGGTGACCCGGCTAACGATCAAGTTTGGGATGATTTGACGGAATTGATTAATCAGGGAATACAGCATGAGTCTGGATTGGTCATGCAAATAAGAGCAACTGCTATTGATACAGGCGGTCATAGAGGCGAAGCAGTTAAAAGTTATGTTAGGCATGGATTTATACCAACACCTATTGCTATAAAGGGATCGTCGAAATATGACGCCGAACCAATTTCGAAGGGCGCAATGATTGATGTTACTTGGAAAGGTAAAACTTACTCTAAGGGTGTTCGTGTGCACCAGGTTGGAACTGTAGAGATAAAGCATGCGCTGTTTTCGAGAATGCTAACCGATGGAGATAAAGATCCAAATGACAGGAAGCTTAGGTTTACTCGTGATTTGTCTAGTGAATATTTTTCTGGATTGATATCAGAAACTTATAACAGATCTAAAAAACGTTATGAGAAAAAACACGATGGCGTGAGAAATGAGCCGATTGATACTTTGACTTATGCTTACGCTGCTTTGCATCATCACTCAATAAGAGCGAACAGATTTAGCGAGAGGGATTGGGATAGATGTATTTTTGGATTGCAAAACAATGGAGTAAATAACAAACGAGTTAAGAATGGTCAAGCAAAGAAAACAAACGACGGCGGAAGGAATAGATTATCTAGCGGCGGCCTGTTAGAACGCATGAGACAAAGGCGGATGAATAAATGGTAGATATTTTATCTAGGGTTTCTGAAGTTCTAATTCAAAACGGAGTTCTGCCGGACCAGGTTGAAAAATCTGTGAATCTAGTACGAAATGAGTACAGGGCAAATAGTGCGTATGTGAGAGTTAGGCCAGATAATTTTGATCAGGTAGTTGTCACTGAGTTTAATAAATTTAAAGACACAAAAATAGTAGCTAAACGTACAGGCATATCACGGGCAACAGTTTATAACATACTGAAGAGAAACAGAAAATGCCATTCACGATAGACCAATTGACAGCAATAGAAAGAGCTATTGCGAGCGGAGAATTAACAATATCTGGACCTGATGGTAGATCAGTAACATATCGCTCAATGAACGATCTTCTTAAAGCTCGTGACATTATAAAAATGGGATTAGATAGCGCAAGCGGAACAAAGAAAAAGAAATTCTCTTACATTAAATTTGGTAATCGATAATGTCAAAACTTGAGAAGGTCAGGGCGGATATTGGTAAGCGTGTAATTAATTTAGTTACAAAAAGATCATATGACGGAGCTAGAACAGATCGACGCTCAAATGGCTGGGTAGCTGCTGGTAGTTCTGCTAACTCTGAAATTCTCCCACAGTTATCTATTCTAAGAAATCGTTCTCGAGAGTTGGTTCGCAACAATCCATACGCGTCAAAAGCTATGCGGGTTTTATCATCCAATAGAATTGGCACAGGCATCATGGCTACGATAAACGACAAGAGCGTTGCGGCACTCTGGAAGAAATGGGTAAAGGTATGCGATGCTGATGGGCAATATGATTTTTATGGGATTCAAAAACTTATCTCAAATACCGAAGCGGAGTCTGGTGAATGTTTAATTCGCTTTCGATACAGGAAAATGGCTGATGGATTGCCAGTTCCACTTCAATTGCAGTTGCTAGAACCTGATTTTATTGATACTTATAAAAATGAAGTGTTGAAAAATAAAGGGTGGATTCAAAACGGAATAGAGTTTTCTGCTATTGGAGAACGTGTTGCATATTGGTTATTTAATCAACATCCTGGTGAGAGCATAATAAACACAACTATTAAATCTAGTCGCGTTCCAGCAAGCGACGTGATTCATTTTTTTGAAAAGAAAAGACCTGGTCAGATGCGCGGTGTTCCGGTTCTGGCTCCTGTGATGATGACAGCTCATAATTTAAATGAGTTCATTGAAGCAACGCTTGTCAGGAAAGTTGCTGAGTCATGTATAGCTGCGGTGGTCGAAACTGACGACGAGAATAGAAGTTTAGGCGACGAATCTACTGATGATCAAATGAGGATTGAAGAGCTTGTTCCTGGGATGGTTCAATATTTAAGTCCAGGTGAAAAGCTTACGTTCACAAATCCATCCACTTCTCAAGGTGATATCGGTTACATAAGAGATCGTTTGCGTGAATTTGCGGTTGGGTGTCCATCTATTACATACGAGCAACTAACAGGAGATCTTTCGCAAGTTAATTATTCGTCAATACGTGCTGGTACTTTAGATGCGAGAAGAGAGATTGAGCAGTGGCAGTGGTTAAGCTTTATCCCGATCACACTAAATCCTATAGTTAAAAAGTTTCTGGATGTTGGTTTTGCTGCTGGATTAATTCAGACAGACGATGTTGAGTATGATTGGACAACCCCAAGGTTCGATTGGGTAGATCCGCTTAAAGATGTTCAAGGCGAAGAATTAGAATTAAATATGGGTCTTAAAACATGGTCAGAGGCCGTGCGTGCTCGCGGTTTTAATCCTGATGTTCTGTTAGAAGAGCTTAAAGCAGAGCGCGAAAAGTTTAAAGCTGCAGGAATAGACTATCCTGTTAAGAAAGAACAATCAGGATTTCAGCGTAATCCACAAGATCAAAACCAACAAAACGGAAGCCAAAAAGACAGTCAAGCGTAACAGTTTGATTAGTAGCATCTTATTCTAAAACCCCTCTATATATTAGAACGGGTGTCTGTGAAAATTCACATAGTCATTAATGGATTGTGTGAATGTCAGCAAAAATCAAAGAAGATTCACAAGAAAGTTTAGTTAAGCGTCAATTCGATCTTGAGGTCGATGATAGCGCAATCACTCAAAAAGACGGGAGCGACAATGTCGTTCTACGTTTCCCATTTTCTTCAGAAACACCTTATTTAAGAACACCTTTTTTTGATGATCCTTGGATTGAAGTCCTTGGGCATAACGAATCAGAAGTAGACCTATCACGCTTGAACGAAGGCGCTGCTGTGATATTGAATCACGGCATGGACGCAATCGAAAAATCTGGATTGCGATCAGTTGGACGTACCACTATGGCATGGCTGCAGGCCGGTCGCGGCTATGTCGAAGTCAAGATGTCTAGGCGAGAAGGCATGGAAGGTTTGCTGCAGGACATAAAAGACAACCTGATACCAGGTGTATCCGTCGGCTATCGAATTATTGAAAAAACACTTATTGCGCAGGAAGAAGGCCAGCCAGCGAAATACCGAGTAACAAAGTGGCAACCCGTAGAGATCACATTATGTGACATCCCTGCCGACCCGACTGTCGGGATAGGCAAAAGATCAATTGAAGAGGAAAAAACTATCATGACAGAAGCGGTTAAGGAAAAGCCAGTTGAGAAAGAAATTGTTCAGGAAGTTCGAAGCGAACCAGTTATTGCTCCAGATTTAAAAGAAGTTGAAAAACGCGCTGCTGATGAAGGTGCAAAATTGGAACGTGCTCGTATTTCTGGAATCGGTTCAGCTGTTCGCACAGTCGGACTAGATGAGAAATTCGCAAACGATCTGATTGAGCGCGGGATTACTCTGGATGAAGCACGTCAGAAAATTTTTGATGAGTTGGCAAAACGTCAAGCCAAGTCCCCCACCATTCACTATGGCGATGTAGCTACCATGGTTGACGAAAACGAGACTCGTCAAGAGCATATGATTGATGCCTTGTTGTACCGCGCCGACCCAAGTCGCAACAAAATGACAGACGGCGGTCGCAGATTTGCAGGGTTGCGTTTGATAGATTTCGCTAGAAGTTCTGTTGAAGCTCGTGGGATCAAGACAGAAGGCATGTATCCGATGGCGATTGCTGAACGTGCTTTCATGGCAACTTCAGACTTACCTATCATTCTTTCGAATGTTGCAAACAAGTCACTGAGAACCGCTTATGAAGCGGCACCAAGAACTTTCACGACTTGGGCGCGTAGAACTACTGCGCCAGATTTTAAAACGATTAACCGCATATTTATGTCTGATGCTCCGAAGCTTGAAAAGGTAACGGAAAATGGCGAGTTTAAACGCGGTGTTGTTTCAGAAGGCCAAGAAACATATCAATTAGCTACGGTAGGCAAAGTGATAGGGCTGACAAGACAAGCAATTGTTAATGATGATATGTCAGCTTTTACGCGTATACCTGCTATGTTCGCGACGGCAGCAGCCAATTATGAAAGCGATATTGTTTACGCAATATTGACGGCAAACGCTGCTTTGGCTGATGGATCCGCACTTTTCCATGCGGCAAATCACGCTAATTTGACATCAACCGGAACAGTTATCGATATAACATCTCTAGGTGTTGCTCGCAAATTAATGCGTTTGCAAAAAACACCGCAAAGCGTAGTGATGAATCTGTCTCCTCGTTATTTGATTGTACCTGCTGCGTTAGAAACACTCGCATGGCAGTTCACAAATCCTCCTATTTTCCCAACTCAGCCAAGCTCAGCAAACCCATTTTTAGGTGAATTGGTTACGGTTGTAGAGGGACGTCTGGACGCTAATAGCGCAACCGCTTGGTATTTGGCTGCCGATCCTATGCAAATAGACACAATTGAGTATTGCTACCTAGAGGGCAACGAGGGTGTTTATATCGAAACTCGCCAAGGTTTTGATGTTGATGGCATGGAGATCAAGGCGCGCTTAGATTTCGCAGCGAAAGCAATTGATTATCGCGGTCTTTATAAAAACGTCGGAGCTTAATAAATGAAAAACTTTATACAACAAGGTGATACTGTTGATTTTACACCGACCATTGCGGTCGCGTCTGGAGTTGGTTATTTAGTCGGAACAGCTTTGTTTGGGGTAGCGAAAGCAGATGTGGCAGCAAATACTGAGGGCGCTTTCTTGTTGAGCGGCGTTGTGGATATCGCCAAGACTTCGGCGCTAGCTATTACAGCTGGAGATCGATTGTTTTGGGACGCTACAAACAAGGTGGTAAATAAAACGGCAGCATCTCAAATGTGCGTTGGGATTGCTTTGTTGGACGCTGCTAATCCTTCGGCTACTGTGCGAATGCTGCTTGGCTCGGCTCCCGTTTCTGGTGCTTAATGCCAACACCGTTCGCAATATTACAGCAACGAATTAATGATGCTGGTATTAGCCATTTAGCTAACCACTCATTTTTGATTAATGGAAATATTGTGGATGGTGTGTTTAATAACGAATACGTTACGGTAGGAATGGTTGAGTCTCAGTCTCCTGTTTTTGAATGCAGAGAAAGCGATATAGGCGTAGTGACGAATGGTATGGTTATTAGTAGCGGCGTTATGCAATATAAGGTTAGGGGTTTACAACCTAACGGATCTGGCATGACTAAGTTGATTTTGGAGAAACAATGAGCCACGTGAGGCAGCAGCTAAGAAGTCAGATTGTTGTTGCTTTACTTGGGCAGACTTCTGCCGGAAATAACGTTTTTACAAACAGATCTTATCCGTTATCGCAATCAGAATTACCAGCGTTAATAGTTTTCACTGAAACAGAAGAGATTCAGAATACAACGATTAGCGACCCAGTCGAACAACTTAGATCTGTTGATTTAAGAATAAACGTTTATGTAGAGGCTCTTTCTGGTGTTGAAAATGTTGCTGATTCTCTGTGCGTGGATGTTGAAAAAGCGCTTGCTCAAACTAACACGATAGCAAGATCGATAACTTTAGAAGGAACGACAGGAATGCGCCCTAATGTTATAGGGGAAGCACCTGTGATGGAAGTCACAATGAGTTTTCTGGCGCATATAGTGACTCTATCGGACGATCCTGAAACAGCTTTATAAGTAGCAAGGCGGCCTTAACGTCGTGAGACGCTGGGCCTTTTAAAAAACCCTTAACGTCGTGAGACGCTGGAGTTTAGAAAATGGCAAATCCTCAAGTATTACGTGGCGCTGTTGTGCAAATGCAATCAGCTCTCGGTGTTGCAAAAACAATAACAGCAATCTCAAAAGTTTCAGAGGCAGTAATTACGGGCACTCACGATTTCGCAATCGGTGATTTGATTGTGATTACTGGCGTTTTGGGTATGACCGAGATTAATGATCGTGTTGTGCGAGTTAAGTCTGTATCGACCACAGTTTCTTTTGTTGCTGAGGGTCTTGATTCAACAAACTGGACGACATACGTGTCCGGCGGAACCGCTACGAAAGTTACAACGTTCGCAACGTTCGATAACATTACCCAATTCAGTTTACCAGATTCACCGCCGAATGAAATCGACGTGACCACAATTCACGACGATGAAAAACAAGTGATTTTCGGACAACGTGACTTTCCAAAAGGCACATTGAGTTTGAATGGTGACCCACTTTCACCAACTTCCGTTGAAATGTCAAAAGCAGAAGATACGAACACACGTCGTGCTTTTAAAGTGAAATTAAAATCTGGTTATGTTGGAATATTCAATGCTTATGTATCGGGTGGCGCAGGTCTTGACGGTAGTGCTGGCGCGGTAGGTACTGCTAGTGCTTCACTGACTTTAAGAAACAAAACACAGTGGTTTCCTAGTTAATGAGTACATTAGCTGACAGGATTAGAGAACAACGTAAGGTTGAGGTGAAAATCGGCGGCATTACGTTGTTTGCTACGGTATCTGATGATTCTGACATTATTAAATACATGCGCGAAGGAACTGACGATCAGGAAGTAATTAAGTCTCACGTTTACGGCTGGTCTGGTGTCAAAGAAAGCGATTTAATAGAAGGCGGCAGTGATGATGTTGTCG